CCCACCTGATTCAGTAATATATACATCTAGATCATCTTGGTTATTCAGTTCGATACCGATAGGACCAAAAGTATCTGTAGTACTATTGGTCGTAGCAGCAAATGTTTTTTTAGTTGTAACTGCCATTGATAATCAATGTATAGGATTGGTGCCTATTTTGGGAAACTTTCAAGTAAGTATTCAATTTGATTATACATACCTGATTGACCAATGGATGTTTTACGAGCACGTTCTATAATACGGTTTGCTATATCAGGATTACCTGCTAACATTTCAGCTATAGCACGTTTTTTAGCTCTCATAAAAATTCTATGAACATCTTGGTAAAAGCGTTGGTTTCTTAATTCATAACCATCAGCTTGTCGTAAACCTTTACTTTTATATGCATTTAAATCCCTTCTCCAACGTCCACTATCTCTCATAAGATATTCTAAATCTTTCCGTAATGAACCCATCTGTAAGTATTTTTGCATTTCTGAACTTTCCTTTGAAGTTAATCTAATACCTTTATATGTTGCTAAAGCTTCAGGCATATTGTAACTCATCTCTTTTAATCCCATTTTTATAGGATCTCCATCAGCAAATACTACGGCAATATTACTTAAGGCATTAAACCCTCTTAATAAAGGATTGTTTGGAGGTGGTATATAGGGTACTCCACTTCTATCTTTACTTAAAATATCATATTTAGGATGTAAAGAGGATTTAAATATAGCATCTCGTTTTATAATTTCTTCCCAGAATCCATTAGCTTCTTTCTGATTCGCATCCATTATACCACCTAGTTGTGCTAATAAACCTGAATACGGTAAATGTGCTCGGGTGTATCTAGCACCTATTCTGGTTAAAGACCCAGCACCTGTATCAGCACTTATAACTTGTGCTAAATCTTCAACACCAGCTAACATGGATTTATCTACTAATACAGCTGTAAACATAAAGGTAAGTTTAGATAGCATATCATCACGCATATCTTCTCCTAATACATGCTGATAAGCAACTACATTAGCAGTAGCTGTAAATAAAGTATTGAAGGGTTCTATATTAGCATATGAAATATAAGTATCTCCAAATTTAAAAGAGTCAGGTTGAATACCATTGAGTTTCCAAAGATCTCGTGTCTCTTTATCTTTGGGTAAACTACCTGTCATATTACCAGCTAAAGCTGCAATACTTGCCATTCCTACTAAAGTGTTACCCATAGCCATACGGCCACGCATTAATGCTTGAGCTGAAGCTAACTCGTCTGTATTATTAATACCATATTTAATAAGATTCTGTCCATTCATGATATCATGGAATTTATCAGAAAATCTATATAATTCAGAATGAGCAAAAGATAAACTTAATGCATTAAAACCTGTCCTTACAAATGGGAAAAAGGCTCGCATTCCTGGAAGACGTGATATACTTTCTAATCCTGAAAGATTGCCTTCTAAAGCTTTAGTCATAGCAGCTTCATCACCAGCTAAACGTGTAGCTTTATCAGAAACAATCCATTTACCATGTTCATCTAATTTAAACACATCCTTACGGAATAACTCTTCATGTTTATCTGCCCATCCTCGAACATTATCTAAATCTACACCACTTTCGATAGCAGCTCTAGCAGCTTTCATTCGCATCTCAAAACGACCAATAATCGTTCTAGCTAAAGCATCTCCAGCTCCCATGCCATTTTGGCTATAACGCATCCAAGGGTTATTATTTGCATCAACAACCCAATCTAATGAGCTATAAGCACTTTGTTGAGCATCTGTACCATATTTCTGATAATATTCACCTAAACTTTTCCATTGCTCAATATCCTTTTCAAAGTCAAATTTACCTATATAAGACTGTCGTTGTCTATTAACACCTAAATCCCAGTTATGTTTAAACATCTGGAATCCTTCAGCCCATGCTTTACCTATAGCATCTATTTGAGCTACAGCCATTAACATTTCTTTTTTATCTCCTCTCCATCCTGCACCTATATAAGCCTGGAAAGGACGTAACAAAGCAATCATATTAGTACCTGCGATTGCTTTTATAGGTGTTTTTAAAGAACTTAATATAGAATTATAGAACACTGAACGGGCTTCATTTCTCCACCGACCTGTTATATTCTGTCCATCCATACGTCCACCTTTAAGTTGTGCACGTAAATAATCATGGATATGCTCAAGAGTTCTTACTTTACCACCTGATAATTGATGCAGTTCCATCAGGTCTATATATTGCTGTTTTTTTCCAGCTTTAGCTAAAGATTTTAAAGTATCAAAATACTCATTTTGTTTAACAGTAATATCTCTTAAACCAGTTTGTATTTGATTTTTCATATCAAAACCAAGTACATCACCTTTTTGGTATCTAAGTTCAAGACCAGTCATAAAACCAATCTTTTTATGTTCTGTTAATGCTACTCTCATAGCATCAAACACTTGATCGATCTGACGGTTTAAGGGTATCCCTCTGGGTAAATCTAAAGCACCTGTAGCAATAGCTTCTACTTGTTTAGCTAAAGTATTAATAACAAGCTGTAACGCCATCTTCTGAGAGGCTGTACCTGTAACTATTTCAGTACCATTATGAGTCCATTCTATCCCATCTTCTCCTTTTTTAAAGTATTCTTTAAACCTTTTGATAGCTTCTTCCCCACCTTCATCTAACATACCATACATTTCATCGGCTTGTTTGATAATTAGGGCTTGTACTTCTTTAAAATTTAATGTATTCTCAATACTTTTAAAGGCTTCACTAGCTACATCATCTGCTACTTGCAGTATATATTGACGTAAATTAGCATTACCACGACTCATACGTTTTAGTGCAGCTTCAGTAAACATAGGTGAATAACTACTTCCTTCTCCACCAGCTTTTAAATCTGATATACTTTCACTTAAGTTCTGCTTTACAGGAAGATCTGAGTCAGGTCTATAAGTAGATTTCTCAGAATCATTAAACATCTTAGGGTTTACAAACGGATCAGGTTTAGCTGATCTTTGAGATTGCTTATAACTAAGACCATTTTCTGGATCCCACGGATCACCAGCCATAGCTCCTCGGCTATTAGCTACTTCATCTAAGTCTGCTACTACATCTAAAGTTGTATCTGGATTATTATATCTAGCAAATTCATCTTCTGAAAGATGTGTTGCAAGAAAATCATCTCTAGGATTAGCATTACTAATACCACGACCTTCAGCAAAATTCTCAGCAGCCATTTCTGTACCTGCTCTTTCATCCAACTCTAAGTCTCGAGCTACTGATTCAGAGAATGTTTGATTACCAATAGTATTTGCTTCAGCTACAGTTTTACCTGCTTTTCTAGCTTTACCTGCTTTCCATGCTGCTTTTATATAACCTGTTAAACCAGCACCTACTAAATTAATACCAGCACCAGCTGCAACTGTTTTTATACGAGCTATCCAACGACTATCCTTTTCAGGATCAACCGCCAATGCTTCACTAAATGGTATGAAAGGAGCATGTTCATTAACTAAATTAGCAATATTACCAGATTCAGAGCTAGTTGAAATTAAATCAGCTATAGCACCTTCAGATCCTATAACTGCAGCTTTATGTAAAAACTTAATACGTCTTACACCTTTAGCACCAATACCAGCAGCTCTAGCAGTAGCTGCTACCCTAATTCCTGTTTTAGCAGCACCTGCAGTATAACCACCGACACCACCTGTTACAGCCGATAGAATACCAAACTCAACTAAACCTCTAGCTAGTTTACCCATACCTGATCTATTTTCAGGTATTAATTCATCAGGTATATCTAAGGGATTATTAGCTTCATATTGATCACTAAAAGGATTTTGTGTTTCATCAATAGGATTACCAAATAACTTATTCAATCCTGTTTTAATAGTATCTCCACTTAAATCTAAGAAGCCACCAACACTTTCGACAGCATCAGCACCGCCACCAATTAATGCAGTACCAACTTCTTGGACAGCTTGAATAGGATTATCAGCAATAAAACCTTGATCCTGCTCTTCTTGTAACTGTAAAGCAGCTCGTTCCTCCTGTTCTAACCCTTCTGTTTCTAATTCAGCAAGACCTTCATCTAGTATTGTTGTATCATGCATTTTTTGATGCATTACATCCTGATCTAATTCTTCATTTTCCATTATTCATTGCCTCCTCTAAATTCAGGTTGTGCTCTTAATAAAGTTTCAAATTTAGTATGCCAAACTTCCCACTTATCTTGCGAATGCCACGGGCTTAATGGACCACCAGCTTCTTTAACTAAAGCTTGATATCTATCTTTACCTATAACATTTTTAATACTTTGAGAAGATGAAGCAGCCGTCCAGAAACGTGGGCTGGATTTAGAACGATCTATTAACTCAAACACTTTTCTATGACTGTTAAGTTTTTCTAATTTAGATTGATACGAAATCCACTCTTTAGTTTTTTCTGGATAATGGAAAGGTGTTGTTGGTTTAAATTCTTGTGGTTTATTTGCTTCCAATTCAGCTATTTGTGCATCTATAGCACTTGTTGAATTAGGAATAACTTGTTCACCAACTGTTTCATAATCAACATTACCTTCTACATCTGTAAGAGTAGCTTCAGTAAAACGCCTATTAGTATCTATATGTTTAATGTTATCAGTATTACCACTAATATAACTATTTAAAATAGAAGCTGTATTTTTATCTAAGTCGTCTCCACTCTTAAGACCATTCCAGTTTTGCATGCTAGCTTCAGCTTCATTTAATGGTACATCTTTAGCTGCAGCAATCATACGAATAGCTATTAATTTATTAGGAGTCAAACTTAACGCAAGTGGAATCAAACGATTAACTTTATACCGTTGAAGTTTTTCAATAGCTTCAGGATTGGCTTGATATTCAGCCCAAGACATATCAGGTAAACCAGCATCAGATGCTAGTTGAGAAAATTCAGCTTGTGATACAAAACTTTCACCATTTGGTCCTAAAAGAGCTGCATGTATATGTTTACTAGATATACCACCAGCTAAATCTATACCTCTTTCTTGTAAAGTAGTTAAACCAGATCTTAATAGTTTACGGATTTCAGGAGTCTGGGCATTATAATTATTAATCTGATTTTGTGTTTCATCATCCCATTCAATAGGTTCTAAGCCATGTTTTTCTCTTTCTAAATTAATAAGTTCAAACGGAGTGCGTTCTAACGGATCTTCGTTAGCAATATGTTTCCAAAATTGCCCAACAGTATTAGCTTTACCTGGTTCACTATAGCCTACTTGATTTAATAATGGAGAGGTTATAGGAACTAAGAGTTGTTCTTTATCTTGAAAAATATCTCCATCATAACTACTTATTCTATTACGTGCTGTATTTAAATTATCCTTGGTGATTTGGGCTAAACTCCCAGCAACTTGTACGGAGGGTTGAAATGCTTGATGTCTAAATGTACCAGCTACTACGTCTATTTCATACAGACCAGTACCACCTTCTCCGCCATTATCTGCTTGTAGACCCGCAATTATTTGACCTTTAACTATAGTAATAGCTTCAGCATTACTTCCTTCAAAACCTTCTGCTCTTAGTTTTTTAACTAAACCAGGTATGGAAGCTTGAATTTTTTTAATACCATAATCAAGATTATATGCACTACGATCATTTTTACCAATTACCTTACCTATTCTTTTAACTTCGGTATCTATCTCAGTATGAGCTGAAGCTAAGTTAGTTGCGGCTAAGTCAGTATCTACAATACCTTCACCTGGTCCAATTATCTTATCTTTATATTTGTCAACAACATTTTTAGGCCATTTTTTTGTGTATTTAAGTGGTATTTCACCTTTGTATTTATCATCTAAATAAGCTGCATCTTTCAGTGCTTGGTTTTCAGGAACGAGATCTACTTTCCATTCTAGAGCTTGAGCATATAATGATGCGAACTGGGTACCACCTTCAAGATCAGTATCCAGCAAACCTTTTAGTGTAGATAGATAAGCTTCTTTATCTCCCGTATCACGATAAGCTGCTTTCGCTTCAGTAATAGCTAATTTAGTTTGTAAATTCAGATTGTTATCTTCAGCTCTGATTCTAGCATCTTGAGTTTTTAACATAGAAGCTCTGATATCTCTAATATCAAAGTCATCACCCCAGAATTTAGTTAGATTCTTTTGTCCATGTCCAGGTATTTCAAACTCAGTATCTTCTAGTAAGTCTAATACACCCTCCATATCATCCATGTTTAGATAAGATCCAGACCCTACAATCATGGTGAGTAAGGCTTTCTTAGCAGCTACATTAGGGCTACCATCTGTACCTAAACGCCTTTCAATACTTGTTAAATTATGTAAAGCTTTCTGAATAGATGCTTTAGCATTTTCTACTGTTATTGGATCATCAGACTTTAAGTTTTGAAATGCAGTTTTAAGTTCAGTCTGTAATAAATCTTTCTCTTCAGCAGCTTGAGTCTGAATAGCTCTATTTAAGGTATCCTCTTTAAACTTTTCAGAGACTTTAACTACCTCTTTCGTTAAATAAGTATTAACTACATTACGATTAAAACCACCGTCATTTTCTTCAAGGTATTTACGTTCTAAATAACCTATAATTTTCTTTTGAACTTCAGGACTTTGTTGATCAAAATCACCAACACGAACTTGAATCTTCTCGTTTAACTCATTTGTAACTGTTATAGTATCATCAATACGCTGTTCATTGGCATCGTATTCAGGTTTAACAGCTGATAATAACCAAGGTTTAAAGTTCTTACTTCGTTCTATTAATTCTTGTTGACGGTAACCATAACCAATATTGGCACCTAGTTTCCGTATATTTAAAGCCGTAGCTTTTTCTTCTAAACTTAGTTTATATTTTTTTAATTCAGCTTGTAATTCAATGTTATCTGCAGCACCAGTAGAGTTTTTTCTCATCTCCTCTACTTTAGCATTAATCTCTGAAACCTGTTGTTCATCTAGTGCAACACTAGCACAGGCACTTTTGTCACCATTATGACAAGCACGAGCCTGATCAATACCTTTTTGTCTTTGAGTATCAATATAAGCTTTACCAACAGTTTGAGCTGAAGTTTTTAAAAATGAATCTAAAGTTTTACTAAATTCTTTTAAGTTTTTTAATTCATAAGCATCGTTTGAAGATAACTGTTTATCTTGACGTGCCATCTCCGAGAGTTGATCTCGTGAGACTTTTTCCATTTGGTTGACTGATTCAACCCGTTGCTTGTCCAAAGCTTGAGCTAGGCTCTGTGCTTTTCTGCTTGCAGAATCAGGAACTGCACGGTTTCTAAAGCCAACACTCTGCGTACTACCTTGATAGGGCATGATTAGTTATGCTACATGTATTGAGCCAGTAGGGAAAGATCCCGAACTGGCTTTAGTCTTTTTTGGAAACATATCCTTCCAATGATCTTCACCACCTAATGTGGTTCCCATACTTAATCCTGTAGTAACACCACTAAGTATAGGTCCGAGTATAGATGGTTTCTTAGGTGCTCGTATTTCTTGTGGTTGTATGGTCATAAAGCTAGCTTGTGGTGCCATTATAGCAGATTGTGTAATGCTATTTTGAGCACCTACATCAGCTGCGTATTGATCCATTTCAATTCCAAATTGATCCAATGCAAATGCTTTTGTAGCACTATATATGGTTGCATCAAGTTGGGCTTGTTCAAATCCAAGTTCTCTTTCAACTTGTTGCATTTCCAACAGTAAAGATTGACCTGCTTGACCACCAGCTAGTACAGTACCTTGAGCTTGTATACTCTTGGCTAAGTTAGCTTGACTTTCAAACTGTGCTTTCTGTACTTTTTCAGCTAATTCTGTTTGAGCAGCTTCTGTTGCTCTATTAGCCTCAACTTGATTTAACTGACGTTGTTGATAATAAGCTTGCTTAGAAGCAGCATCGGCAGCTAATTGTGCTTTATAAACATTTAATTTTCTTTGATCGTTATAAGCAGATATCTGTATATCATTTAGATATTTCTGCCTAGCCATTGCATTCTGGCGATTGACAGCATCCACTTGTGCTCGGTGTGCTCTATTCTGACTTTGAATCCCAGATATAGCCTTACCTGCACCCATCGCAATAGCTATTGTGGTTGGTTCGCACATAATTTAATGAACTCTATTAGAGGTATTCCTTTATAGACATAGTAACGTAAAAATTTAAAACCTAATAATTTAAGAAGTTTGATGTGTGCTGTATTTCTCATATCTGCTACATTACATAAGTAGGGATTGGATAAAGAATTTACCCAGCGTTTTGCTTCTCTAACAAATGCTCTAGGATACTCACTACTTGCTTCAGTACATAACATCCATATAACATTGTTCGGGGTTACTCCTGCTACTCCAGCAGTCTTGCCGTTGTAAACCTTGAAATGTATGCAGCCATCATATATTGATGTATAAAATGAATTTACACATACAGCTTCGGCACATAAACCAGTTAAATCTTCGGCTTCACGTCGGTCATCCCAACGTAGATTCTTCCCTGCCTCGAGAGCAAGCTCAGGAGTGCAGGGTTGAATGATGTATTTATCTACGTGCATGTCGTTTTTGGTTATAATTGCCGTCCCAGGAACCTGAGACTAAAGCGGTGGAAAAAGGATCGGGTATTTTAATATCTAAATTATACTTATTATTTTTCTTTTGTATAGGTACTCTAACAGACTTAGATAATGTTGCAGGTGGTTTACCTATATTACTTAAACCAGCTTTCATACCTGATTCATACTGTACAAAATCATCAAACTCTTTAGTTACAGTACCACTTGAATTAGTAAATGAATTAATAGCTGATAGGTGGAACTCCATTGGTCCAGAAACACCCATTTCAAAATTTATTCCAGAAATTCTTAAGGCTCCATCTACATCATACTTACCTTCACCTAAAGCTAGGTAATAATTAGGTAATCCAATAGTAGCTGTATACCTATAACCAACAGCTATTTCCCATCCAGTCATGTTTATACCTTCAAATGTCGCTTTATTAGTACCTACAGACGTGGCATTATAGACCTGTCCAGCATTAGTACCATTAAGACATATAGCATAGAAGTTTGTAGCAGCTGTCGGGGTATAGGGTATAGTTAAATCTGTAAAATCTGGACCTGTAACCGACCCTCCTTGAGCTGTATAATTAATAGCAGTAGGTATTGCCATATTATCTAAGCAAGCTTCAAACCATCTAGATGTATATAAAGGTGATCCTACAGTACCTGAGCCTAGTGTATAGGTTCTAGCAGCTGTAGCGTCTGTTACATACTCATATCTATTTAGGTAATAATCACTACCATGTAGAGTTATTGTAAAGAAACTACCGCTTGAATAAACCATATGTTGCATGGTTCCTGTTAAAGTCCAGCTATACCAAGCAGATTGATCTCTTCTATCTCCCGCATCAAAATACTTATAATGGAAAAGTTGATCAGAATTTTTCTTACCAAAAGTAACGATACCTAACGAAGTTGAGTTAGCTGAAAGCGTTATATCTTTAGGTATATACTCAGGTATAACTCGGGTTTGTTCTATAATTTTTGGAGGTACATCATCATCAAGTATGGATGCTTCATATGCTCTAGTATAAGCAGATACATTAGAAGTAAACATAGCTGATGTTCCCATGTCCACAGGTTGTAATGAATTATCACATTCATAACTAGATACCTTCTTTAGTCTAGCTGTTTTAGGGCTGAATATATCAGACTCTGTAAAAAGAATAAATTGTGCATTATCACTGAACATCATTACCCCTTTATTCTGGGGTAATACATGGTTTACAAAAGCAGGTTTAATGTCGCTAACAGTAATATCAATAGGATTATCATCACTTGTAGTTATAGCAGAGACAACAAAGAAATTAAAATAATCTCCAGGACGACTCATGACTACCTGTTCATTAGCAACCATACCTAATCTATTTCTGTGAAAAAATATTTTCTGAATATTTGAGCCATTAAAACTAGGAAAAGGGTTGGTTTGATCGTCTCCTACTTCTCTATATTTCCAATAGTTATCATTATTAGCAGCATTAGCTGTAGTTTCATCTAGCTTTTTAAAACTAAATGTACCATTACGGTTATTAATCAAGGCATGTGGCATTGTAGCAGGGTCTAAGCCTTTTACCATAGGGTCACTACCTGATGAGAAGTTATGTGGTCTTACACATTCTTCCCATTTACCACTACCTTGTGTACCATTATCAGCATAAAATTTGACATAATAATTATCAGCATCTACGTTAGCACTATTAGCTATCTGTGCTACATAACCATGTTTACATTGGGCTGGTAGTCGTGCGACATCTTGTGCTGTATTACCTATTATATTCATCTGTTCATTTACAGCACCTCCTAAGAAGTTTACTGTAGGTGCCGCTGAACCATGTAGATACATACCACTACCAATAACTTCAGCTGTTACATTAGATAGATTAGAATTAACCTGATCAAATAAAGCTTTAATGATTTTAGTCATAGAAAGCTTACCTTTGTCAGGGTTCTTAGGACTTCTATAAAAGGCTATACCAGCAACACCTTCATAAGTATCCACTGGTTCTACTTTAACTACTTTAACAGTATAGGTTTTACCTTCAATAGTTATAGTTTGAGTTTTACCTAAGGCAGTGTTTTCAGTAGTATTTTTAATCAAACCACCGTCTTTAAGTACTACCTGTGCAGTATATCTTGTTTTATAGTTTTGTGTATATCCTAAGAAATCACCACCGTTATAATTAGCTGTATTACTATCAACATAAGATGCAGCATTAACAGTTACATGACCTTCAATATCTTCACACTCAGAATCTGTAAAAGAGAACTGAGCCATACCTGCATATCTACCATCTTTGTTAGTATCATCCCAAGTATTTCCATCACTAGTATTATAATCTACTGATAATGCAGTAACTCTATAATAAGTATTTGGAGTAGGTGCAGTAGCACCAGTATATAATATATACTCTGTGTTATATGCTATGGTATCTAACCTAGCAAATGCGTAGTCACCACTGTTGAGAGGAACGTCAGTGTTACCAGTTGTACCAATCGTTTTCTGGGGGTTAGATATGATCGTATAATCTTGGACTGTTTGTATAGCATAAGGTGCTGTTGCTCCTGATAGATATCCGAATAAAGAATCACCTGAACTATTCGTTAAAGATTTCTCAGTACCATCTGCTAAATCCCATACACGAATAGGTATAGACCCTGTATTACCAGGGGTTATTTGTACTAAATATTTTTCATCACCATCTCTTATAATCTCATACCAATAACCTGAACTATTAGCATTAGTAAGTTTATTAACATATTCACCACCAGGACGTTTCATTAAACCAAAGGTTACATCAGGTACAGCATTATCACATACCCTAAGTTGTCCAGGAAATTTAATTATGTCAGGTTGTTGAGATACTCCTCCTAGAAAATTAGGAATACGTTGATTTACTGTTGGCATTACCTTCTTTTAAGAACTTGATATGGTCGGTAAACACTACCAGGATTAGTAGAATACTGTTGATCATTGAATACATTATAGTCTCCTTGATTTGTATCATACTCTGTAACTAAAGCTCGTGCAAGTGACTCGTCCTGAGCTATAAGTTCTGCAGACTGTGGGTTATTTACCATGCGGTTAGAAGCGATCCTCGAAGCTCTGATAGTTATATAATCTTTGAAGACCTGTGGTATAAGTTCAAAGTCTATCATCCAAATGATATCACAATATAATTTATCTTCACTTGTATTTTCAAATTCAAATTGATGCTTTATTAAATCATAAAGCTTAATAGTTCCATTATCATCTTTCCTTATAACATCATAATCATTAAGATGTTTAAAATTATTTAGATCAATTTGTAATACATTATTAGGTACTATACAATGATCATTTGTGTCAAGTGTTATAGGGTATTCTGTTTCAGTATTGAATTTCCACCCTTCTGCTTGCACTTCACGGCAGACTTGCCGAAGAGTAGACTGAGCAATAGCCACTTCGGGACTTTGAACAGACAATGTATTAACAGGTGACTCTCCAACACTCATTAATATTGAGTTTACAGCATCCAGTTCGGTGGACACTCCATAAGATACGACTGCCATAATTAAAAAAGGGAGCCGAAACCCCCTTGTATATATATAAAGAATAAAATTTAGTACGCAGCAGGTGCTGTGTTTGTTCCAGCATACAGTTCAACTGCAGCAGCTGGGTTCACATAATCAGCTCCCATAGCCAAGCGTCCTAGAATGAC